GAGCTGCCGTTTGACCTAGAAACCAAAAAGCAAACCCTAAGCCAGATCTCTCTGTCCGAATTCAACAGCGACGACCCCACGCTGGCTTTGTTCCGCCAACGCGTTAAAACAGAAACAAAGCTAGAGCATATAACTAAACTGATTGACAACATCAATCCTGTTACCAACAGAATTCACAGCTTCTACAACCAGTTCGGTGCTAACAGCGGGCGCTTCACATGCACAGGAGCTAAGAGAACAACGAAAAAATCTGGAAAACAAACCTATGCGGTGAACCTGCAGCAGATTCCTCGCTCCAAAAATTTCCGAGAGTGCTTCGTTGCCTCTCCCGGATTCAAACTAGTTATCTGCGATTACTCCCAGATGGAGCTTCGATTGCTAGCTGAGCTAGCGAATATACCGGAGATGCAGGAGGCGTATAACCAAGACATTGATCTACATACACTAACAGCAAGTCGTATGAACGATTGTGATATTTCGGAAGTTACAAAGCAGCAGAGACAGATGGCGAAAGGAGCAAACTTTGGCATGATCTACGGGATCGGCTACTCGAAATTCAAAACATATGCTGCGGCGTCTTTTGGATTGATGCTGACTTTATCGGAAAGCAAAGTGACTCACGCAAAGTTCCACGCTTCGTATCCTCGCCTGCGGCAGTGGCATCGTGAGCGAGGTGCTCTCGTGCAAGACGGTTGGTGCTACACCCGCACAGCTATGGGACGGCGCCGTCTACTCAGTTTTGACGATGCCAAAATGACCATCGCCGCCAACACATTGATTCAGGGTTCTGGCGCTGACATCTTGAAGGTTGCTTTGGGCGAGCTGAATCCGTCCATAGGAGACGACGTCCGCTTAGTGGCTGTGGTACACGATGAAATCGTGCTCGAAGTGAGAGAGGAGTTAGCTGATGAATGGCAGCACAAACTGTCGGACATAATGGTGGCCGCAGGTGATACGGTCTTTAACAAAACTAGACTCGTCGCCGAAGCTGGAATTGGGGAGGATTGGAGCGCGAAGTAAGCACACACCCAACATAGGTGTGCTAAATTACTAACCTAAGGAAACCGCAAACGTACTCCATGTCTCGGCTGCTCGCTGTGCCTAAGGGTAACGTAAAAGATGTATTTACGCTGAAAAACGACGGGAAGTATTTTGGTGTAATTGAGGGCGAGGATAACTTCTTTGTCTGCCTGACAGAGTTTGACTCGCCCCTTGCGGCGGCTAACCACGCTCGATCCTTAAAGCGTCAAAATAAAATCGGTAGCGCAGCTAACACCTTAAAAAAGTTAGAAGCGCCCAAGATCCGTTCTAAAGTACCAAAGAAAAAGCAGCTCTTTACCGAAGCCGAAGTGGCGACTCGGACTAACTTACAGTTCAGGGAAGTCTGGGTCATCACAAACCCGGAGGGTAAGTTTGTGGTGGAAGCGATTAAAAACAAAACACTGGTTAAATACAGCGGAGAACGAGGCAACGCTCAAGTATTTAAAACCTATGAAGATGCGTTGTTCACACTAAATACGCTGGATATGGTGGTCAAAAAAGGTCACCAGCTACGACGGTACTTTGAAAACGTATAGTAATTTTGCTATCCTGTAACTAAGATTGGGTTCAGATTAATGACTGCGACTCCTGCTTACGGTTTCCGAATCAGCGACACGCCTCAAGACGGTCCGATGTCGCGAGCCATGCGAGCGGACGACGTCAAAGGTATTCAGGATATCCTGATGCAGCGATTCCCTGGTCTTCGATTCAGGAGCGGGGAAGACTTCAGTAATGTTCGAGATATCCTGAGGCAGCAATTCCCTGGTCTTCGATTCAGGACCGCGGACGACTACAATGGTATTCGAGATTTCCTGACAAAGTTAGAAGAAGTAGATAAGCCCACTGAAACTACTCCTGTTGTTCCGCCGGCAACAGACGTCACCGGAGAAACGAAAAAAGAAGAAACGACAGCGACTTTGTACAACGATTACATGGCCGGGCTACCTGGCGGTGTTAGAGATTTAGTTACTACTGATTACAAGGGTGTCCGAGGCGGTCGTCTTGGAGCAGGTAACTACACCACGGCGAGCATGATACCTGGTGCTCAAGTACAGACACCCTCGGTTCCCTCGACACCTTCCTCAACGCCAAGTACAGGCGGTGGGACCACCACTTACAACGCCCCCGTTGTCGGCGGTAATTGGCAACAGTACTACGGAGATTATTACAGCGGGGACGTCAACTACGGCACGATCGGTGGAGGAGGCGAAGGGGATACGTCAGCACAGACGACCACAGCTCCCCAGAGGGGAATGCAACCTGCTTGGGCGACCTCCGCAAACCAACAACCGACAACGATTCAAAAAGCATCGGGAGGTTTTGTTGCGTCCACGGTGAATAAAGGAACCTATGTTGCGCCTTCGAGCGCAGAAGCTCCTGCTGGCGCTTTCGCAGCGCTTCAGCGAGTGGAGCAAAGGCAAGCTGATCAGCCGGGAAACACAGGTGTTTTAGCGGCAGCGAAAGGCGGCCAGACTGCTCAGGCGCAATCCACGCTGAGCTATAACGAAGCGGCCGCACTGCTAGCAGCTCCTGGTAATAACGCCAAAGCTGCGGAATCTGCTTTAAAAGCCGCAGACAAAGGTCGGATTGAACTCAGCAACGCAGCTCGTCAGGCATTAGAACAGGCTGCTAGTAAAAATGACGGCGATAAAGACAAGAAGAAGTAAAATTTGGAACATCACAGCATAGTATTTAACAGTCATAACAAATCCTTAGCCCTGCCTATCGTCGCGGCGGACACGGCACATGCCCAAGGTCAAGCCCTCGATATAAGCAGGGCTTTAGATTGCGACAAATATCAAATAACTTACCTAAAATCCAGACCAACCCCAGTCTCAAACTTATTTGAACGGTTGGCACTAAACGATTTCAATCAAAGAGATTGTGCTGTGTGGGAGGGATCTATAACTAACGGAAGCCCCTGCTTCTATGCGCTAAGTAAACGCTATTACGTCAGAACTACGATACTTAAATATCTAGACATCCCGAGGGACGGTGCCGTGCCCAAGCCACGGTGCGACAACCCTCTCTGTATAAACCCGTATCACTTTGAGTATCACAGTGAGAAAAATGCGAAACTAACCAGCGGCGACATTCAAATGCTGCTAGCCTTCCATGGCCAAGGCGCTTCTGCTCGTCAGATCGCCAAGGCACTTAACGTAAACCGCTCAACGATCTACAGGAAGCTCAAGGATGAACGTCTTCATTCTGGGATTGCGCGTCACCTCTGAGGCGCAGACAGACGAAGGAACGACCAACGTGCTCGCCGAGGCTCTGCCTTCCAACGACAAGCGAGTCGCAACCAAAATCCAACTCCTTCAAAAATCTGACCACTACGTCGGAAAACTCCTCAGCAATCTTAAAAAAGGTCAAACCGTCCTAGCGCTGGGTCCTACGCGGGCAACCGTAGATGGTGTCCTGCAGATGCAACCCATGCTTGTGGTCACTGAAGAAAACTTCAGTGATTTACTGGCGATTAACCTGTTCATTGCCACGGGGGGCCTTGGCCCTAAAGCAGACGAAGTTGAACTGGGTGATTCGACCGTAACCAATCGGTCCCTTGCCTGGCAGGCTGAAGACAGCGAAACACAGTGGTTCAAAATCACAGCGTGGAATGAGCTGAGTAAGCAACTCTCCGATCTTGCACCGGGGACACCAACTATTGCAGTTGGTCGAGTATCCACTTCCGAAAAAGACGACAAAAACTACCTGAACTACAACCTGGACAAAGTTCTTTATCTACCGAAGTCGACCCGTAAGGCACCTACTAAGGCTGCCGATCCTGAGAAGGGTAAGGTCGCTGCCGCTGCCCTTGGATCTATTGATTTCTCGCTCTGATCTCCTCCGCTAACTAACTGATGTACATCGCTGGCGAATTTTCCGAATCGGAAATCCTGTGCAACGTTCCTCCGCACACACTACGAATTGATCTCCAAGCTCGCCGTTGGAAATCCGACGTCGATCCTGACTCCGCCATCGTCGACCGAAACGACAACGGAATTCCTATTGAATTCATTTTGCTCGGGTTCAGTCCGTTCTATGGCAACCTTGGGATGCGCCAAGGCGAAGAGTTCCTTCGCATTGCCTACATCGGCGTGTCTCCCAAGCATCGCCTGCTGCCCCCACGCTGCGTGACAACCAGCATCATCAGCGGCAAGTCTTCCCAGAAGAACTTCATCTCTTACTTCCAGAACCTGTACAACAACAGGATCAACGTAGGCACCGTGGTTACGACCACGAAATTCGAGACTCGTTCCTTCAACGAGCGCGATCCTATGACCGGTGCCGACGGTGCCAAGATCAACTACAACGCACTTTCGTTTGCCGATCGGCCGCCCCAAAACGAAGAAGAGGAGCAGCTGATCAAGGACATTGCCGACTGGCTCAAGAACGGCGGCGCCGAGTCTGCTAGCAACGTGCTGAAGTCTGTGATCCCTGGTGGTGATCTGGTGGAGCTGCCCCTCGGCGGAGACCACGCAGCAATTAAAGCTGCGTTTCAAGCTGCGCGTAGTCACCCGACTACCGAACAGCTTGCTTCCGCCGGTGATCCCAAAGCTCTGGCTGCAGCCGCCGAACCTCCCTCGGCAAAAAAGAAACTTGAGCTTACGGAAGAACAAGCCAAGAAGCTCGGTTTAGATTTCTGATCTAAACTGATCCAGAGCCAAGGTCTGAGCCTCCTACGCGGGGGCTTTTTTTTACATGCTTTCTGACTACCGCTACAGAATTAAATACAAGAACCTGTGGATCGCAATCGTTATTCAAGATTATGGGTTTGCAGGTAATGTGGCCCTGAGCATCTGCAAAAGCAAGCGAGCCCAGAACGATTGGTTCTGCAACAGAAAGAATAGGAGGGCACGCAGAGCAGCTCGCATTCAAAACGTGAGCGACCTGAAATGCTGGGCAGCCTGCGCCCGTCTCATGCGTCTCGTCTTAGACTACACTTCACACCCTCTGTTTATCTACCCCGAAGACAGCACCCGTGACGTGCTGATGCGCTACGCAGAACGCTGGGGTTTTGAGAGGGGGTCAGACAACGTCTGGGTCCGCGTCTGCATCTAAAAGAGGCGACTCTCCGCCATACAGTTCGGTTAACGGCGGAAGTTCCACGCCGGTCCGAGCGCACCAGTTGACGAGCCTCGTAAACAACCCGCCCTTGATCAGGTATAGCCGATGTATATCCCCGAGGATCTTCACAAGCTCCTCTTTGGTTAGCTTGTCTGCGTCCCTGATGACCCGCTGGTGAAGGAAACTTTGTTCAGCGGTGAGCTCGAAGAGACGCATGAGACTCGGTGACCCTGCGTTAAGCCTAGGATCAAGGCACTGCAAACAGGATTAGAATTCATCTTTTCCTAACGTAATCAAATCACCATGAGCACCAACTTCTATCAAATCCCTCAAGGCATTGTTCATCAACTATCATCACGTCTCTCTTTGACTGGCAGGCTGTTGTTGCCCTGCGATCTAGAAGGACAACTGGCGGCTCAGTTCAACCAACAACAGTTGGACTGCGATAGCTACGAAAAAGGAGTCCATATCTTCGATCCGCTTTGGTGGACCGCAAAACAAGGTGTATACGATTGGGTAATCGCAAACACAACAGGATTAAAAGAAGAAACACACTACGTTCTAGACTACGGCATAAAAATAGCAAACGAAGGTGTGATTGTATTAGACCGCTTAAGCTTTCTAGAGCCCGTAGCTAAACGGCGCAAGTTATTCCAAAATAGTAAGCTGTCTGACTTGATGATCTTCTCGCCACGGCCGCAGTTCAGCACTGTCAGCAAGTCGCGTGATTCTGTAACGTCCGCATGGTTTGTCTTCAGGCAACCGAAGAATTGGATGGATGGCACGAACATCGAGTTTCTTGTAGATTGGCAGTCAGTTCCGCCCCTCCCCTTAAATCAAAGTGCATAAAATCGAAAAACTTCACCGGGAACTGCTTGAAAAACTGACGGAGACAAACCGTGGTCTTGATCGGATCGCATCATTACTCGTTTCAACCCAGCTACTCCAGGAATGCGTTTCCCCCGACGGTGAAGCAAGAGATGCAGAGACATGCGCAGAAATTGTTACTGAGTCTTTTAACGCAGGCCAATGCCTCCACGAGCAAATGATTAATGCTCAACGGGACTTCAAGTATCAAGTAGATGAGTTCTATATC